CGTTCATGCCGGCCAAAACCAGGTTCTAATATCTTTTATCTCTAGCTCAAAGAGTCACTGCCATGACCAGAGGAATTTACACAAAATATTGGACTTGATCCATCGTTACCCTCATGTCGAATAGCCCTATCCAACGCCATAATCAGTGCAACAGCTCCATCAATCCGTTCGGTGCTTTTCTCTTTATCGGGCTTGATATTGCCTGCCGGATCAGTTCGGATAAAGATATTATCCATCATCCAGCGCAGAACCGGATGGCCGCCATGGGCGATTTTTTCTTCCAGGGTCAGTTTCATCAGTTCCTTGGTAGGCGGGGACATATCCTTGAAGCCCTGGCCAAACGGCACCACTGTAAAACCAAGCCCTTCCAAGTTTTGCGTCATCTGCACCGCTCCCCAGCGGTCAAAGGCGATTTCTTTGATATTGTATTGGGTACCCAACTCCTCAATAAAGGCTTCGATAAATCCGTAATGCACCACATTGCCTTCGGTGGTTTTCAGAAAACCTTGTTTTTGCCACAGGTCGTAGTTTACGTGATCGCGTCGTACCCTGAGGTCGAGGTTTTCTTCCGGTATCCAGAAGTAGGGGAGAATATGAAATTTATCGTCCTCATCAACCGGAGGAAAAACCAGTACAAAAGCCGTTATATCGGTAGTGCTGGACAAGTCTAGCCCGCCATAGCAAACTCGGCCTTTTAATTTTCCCGGGTCAACCTTGAAAGCACATTTATCCCATTTCTCCATGGGCATCCAGCGTACTGCCTGTTTGACCCATTGGTTAAGCCTAAGCTGCCGGAAGCTGTTTTCCTCAGCGGGGTTTTGTTTCGCGCTTTCACAAGCAGCTTTAATCTTGTCGATACTTACGGTTATACCCAGCGACGGATTAACTTTTTTCCACACTTTAGGGTCAGTCCAGTCGTCATCTTCCTCCGCTCCATAGATTACAGGATAAAACGTCGCATCATGCTTACGACCAGCCAGCAGGTCTTTGGCTTTTTGATGCACCTCATAGCAAATACTGTTGACGTTATCGCCCGCTGTCGTGATGAGGAAGTAAAGCGGCTGCATCCTTGCATCTCCGGAGCCTTTGGTCATGACGTCAAACAATTTCCGATTAGGCTGGGTATGCAGCTCGTCAAACACCACGCCGTGGATGTTGAAACCATGCTTCGAATAGGCTTCAGCCGACAGCACTTGATAAAAGCTATTGGTCGGCAGGTAAATAAGCCGCTTGGTGGAGGCCAGGATCTTAACACGTTTGTTTAGTGCGGGACACATCCGCACCATATCGGCGGCAACCTCAAACACGATGGATGCCTGCTGGCGGTCGGCGGCACAGCCGTAAACCTCGGCGCGTTCCTCGTTATCGCCGCAGGTTAAGAGCAAAGCAATGGCGGCTGCCAATTCCGACTTGCCCATCTTTTTCGGTATTTCCACATATGCGGTGTTAAACTGGCGGAAACCGTTAGGCTTTAAGATACCGAAAACGTCGCGGATAATCTGTTCCTGCCAGTCGATAAGTTCAAAGGGCTTGCCAGCCCAGGAGCCTTTGGTGTGGCACAGGGCTTGGATGAACGCCACAGCATAGTCGGCGGCGTCTTTACTGTATTTTGAATCCGGTGCCATAAACTGTGTTGGTTTATATTTCTTGAGTCTACGTATGATTGGCCGCCTCCTTTCTTAAAGCGAACAAAAGAAAAGAGCCTCATAAGAAGCTCTGTTAACCGTATATTTATTAGTCTTCAGTTATTTGTTCTCATCTTCTTCACCCGTCAAGATAAAGCGAACGTACTCGGTCTTGTAGTCATTAAGATAGTTAACCAGTTCGTGAAAGCCTCGGATGTTTGCTTCCTGACTAACGCGGGGGATGTCGAACATATTCGTGACGCCGCTTTCCCTGATGGCTAAAATCTGCAACCGAATGGTTTCGTTCATTTGTTTTCCTCCATTTCTGCCGACTTAGCGGTTACCCGGCGCAGGGTATCATCGAGTTTTCTGATTTCATCCTCGCCAAATACTACCCCCAGCCCGCTACCGGAGTCCCAGTTGACAAACACGGTGCCGGTATCGTCTATAAATGATACTGTGCCTTGGTCGCCAGGCTTCAGCCTGGTGTACGGGTCTTCCATGCGGACCAATTCGACCCGCGTACCCGGGGGATAATATGACCTCAAAGCCTTTAACATTTCGGGATGAATCTGCTTCATGCTTCAGTCTCCTCCTCCGAATTGCGCTGGCCGTTTTTGAAAGCGGCGCTGCCGGTCAGCCTGGAGAGCAGGATTTTCCGTTCCGTTTTGTACTCCGGCCCGATAAATCCCAGACGCAGCAGGAAGCAGCGAAAAGTGTATTTTTCGTTGTCATAAGCCTTTTCAGTGGCGGTTACCCGATGCTGGTTCTTGGCCATGGCGCAAAGCGCCCCGATGAAGCGAGCATAGGCGTTGACTTCTTCCGCTGCAAGGCTTCTGGAGAACCAAGGGAAACGCAGCCTGTCCTCAGTCAGTTCAATTGGCAACCTGTCTGTGTCCAGGGCTTTCTTAATAAGGGTTTCCTTGCTCTTAACCAGCCGCTCCAGATTGGCAATGGCGGCTTCGGTAAAACCTTCCCTGGGCATCTCAATAACCAGTTCGCTCGGCGCTTCAAATTGAAATCCGCGTTGGTCAAGCTCGTCTAATAGTTGCTCAAGATCTTCCTCACTGTTGTTTTCACTGGCGCTGAGGGTGCCTTCTTTGTTGACGGTAAATCCGCCGATGACATAAGCAAATGTGGGAACGCCTTTGTATTCCGGTGCAGTATTCAGGATTTCGCTGATCACCTGAACCAGTTCTTTACGCCTAGCGCCGGTAACGTTAAACTTAAATTCCATGAGATCGACCACCTTTCGTTTTGGTAGTCATATACATCACTCTTAAGCTGTGGAATAGCAAGCCTTTATACCAGTTTTGGTACACTGTTAAAGGGTATTTTCTGACCATCGCGCATAAGAAAAACATCAATGTCGGAACCCTTAAACTCAATGTACCTATTCACAATAACATCGCAGAACTTCTCGTCCAGCTCCACAGTGTAGCAAATCCGGCCGGTCTGATCACAGGCGATCAGGGTGCTGCCCGAACCACCGAACGGATCAAGAACAATACACCCTGTCATGCTGGAGTTGAGTATCGGGTAAGCTACCAGCGGCACGGGTTTCATGGTCGGGTGGTCAGTATTCTTCCTGGGTTTGTCAAACTCCCAGATGGTAGACTGCTTACGGTCGGAGTACCAGGCGTGTTTGCCCGCTTTCTTCCAGCCAAACAGGATCGGCTCGTGCTGCCACTGGTAAGGCGAGCGCCCCAGTACCAGCGACTGCTTTTTCCAGATACACGTTCCCGAGAGATAGAATCCTGCTTCTAAAAAGGCTTTGCGGAAATTCAGTCCTTCGGTATCGGCGTGGAACACATAGATACTCGCATCCTTGGCCATCGCCTTTTCGGTCAGGGTGAAAGCATCAAGCAGAAACTGATAGAACTTTTGGTCCGCCATATTGTCATTTTTAATTTTGCCTGCTGTACCCTCATAGTTGACGTTGTAGGGAGGGTCAGTCACCACCAGGTTGGCAAGTTTACCGTCCATAAGTAGGGAAAATGTCTCCGCTTTGGTGCTATCGCCGCAGACCAAGCGATGCTGCCCCAGTAACCAGAGGTCACCCGCCTTAGATATAGCGGGCTTGGCTAGTTCGCCTTCTACATCAAAGTCGTCTTCTTTAACGCCCTCGGCACCGCCCAGTAGTTTGTTCAGTTCCGCATCGTCAAAGCCGAGAAGAGATACGTCAAAATCGGTAGCCTGCAAATCGGCAAGCTCTACCGAGAGCATCTCCGCATCCCAGCCAGCGTTCAGGGCAAGCCGGTTGTCAGCTATAATGTAGGCCCGCTTCTGGGCTTCAGTCAGGTGTTCCGCAAACACACAAGGTACTTCAGTAATACCTTCCTCCTTGGCAGCGAGGATGCGCCCGTGTCCCGCGATAACATTAAGGTCTTTATCTACGATGACCGGGTTGACGAAGCCGAACTCCCTGAGTGATGCTCGAAGCTGAAATATTTGCTCCTTGCTATGGGTGCGGGCATTGCGAGCATAAGGTACTAACCGATCGATATTATCTTTTTCAAAACGCTCGGTTGTGTTCATCTATTCCTACCGTCCTTTCCTGCCTGACAGCAGGGCTTCCATAATATCATCCTGCGGGTTGCCGACGAAGGCTGTGGTGCAATTCTGTTTTACGATGTCAAAAATCTCGTACCAGATGAGGTTGGCCTGTTTCTGAAAAGATTGACTCATCTGTACAAATGGGCTAGCCATAGCGCCGCCCGTGGTCGGGTGTTTGCCCAAAAGCCCATAGGTGCTGATGGCTTCCTCGCATTGGATGTAGCGAGTGAAAGCCTGAGCATAGGCTTCAATCAATCTTGGGTTAACGAATTTCTCACACCCGCGCTCTTTAAGCCATTTCCAAGTTTCTCTGAACAGATCGTCAGCGCCCAGCGGCTTACCATCTCTCTGTCTCGCGCTGAGGTAATCGCTGGGCGTTGGCATATCTTCTCCGTATAAATCGGCCGCATCGTCAAGGTCTTCCGCTTCGAGCATTGACTCAGGCTGCAGTTCCGGAGCTTCCAAAATCTTTGCAGCCTTTCCGGATGTGATTTTGTCAGCCAGGGGCTGCGGCTTGTCACCGGCACGGACCCGGCGACCGCCTCTATTGGTTCCGTCTTTTGCCACAAACCCTCACCTCCTAGCTGTGGCGGGGCTTAATCCCCCGTTTGAACTGTAATTTTTGCACGCGAAGGGAGCCGCCCGTTTTCCAGGCGCAAAGAAACAAGGATTTTCCTCCCCCTCCCCTTGAGTGTTCTTTGTTTCTTTGTTATCATTTAATCAAAGATTCTTTGTATGTTTTTCGTTGAATCAGCATATACTACCAAAGGAGGAATACTAGTGTCTCAAGTTAAAACTAAAGGAGAATATCCTATGATAAAAAAACGTATCTCGGTATCTCAGAAACGCCAGATAACCATACCGATTGAGTTCTATAACAGCGTCGGCATTGATAAGGAAGTAGAATGCTATGTCCAAAACAATGCCATCATCATCCGTCCCATCCGGGAAAGCAGCGGAGAATTTGACGAACAGATCTTGGCCGATTTAATAGCACAAGGGCTGTCAGGACAAGAACTGCTTGATAAGTTTAAGGAAACCCGACGCCAAATCCGTCCCGCTGTGGAACGCTTGCTTGATGAAGCCCGTCTTGCTGCTCAGGGCCAAGCATCGAGCAAAACTTATGAAGATGTTTTTGGCCCGGAGGCNGACTGATGACCAAATTAGTCATTCTGCCTCCCGCNGCNCGCTATTTCAAAAAGCTAAAAGAGAAACCGCTGAAAGACAAATTNCANGCCGTCATTGACCAGCTTCTGCTAGATCCCTATTTTGGTGAACCTAAAACCGGTGATCTTAGCGGCGTATATTGCTGTGATGTCTTCCACAATAAAACCAACTACGAGTTGGCCTATACCATTGTTGAAGAAGATGACGAAACCGTAGTCGTGATACTTGCGGGTACCCGTGAAAACTTCTATAAAGAACTGAAGCGGTACATGAAATAATGATGCCAATTCTTAGCCATCGCTTTGTGATATATCTCTTTACCCCCAGCGGCCGCCTTCCTTAGCTGTTATGGTTGAGTGGCAGCTAGTGCATAACGCCATGAGATTATCCGCTGCATGGGTTCCACCCCTTGAAAGCGGTACAACATGGTGCACCTCCTCAGCTGGTGTCAATTTACCTTCCTTCTGACACCTTTCACAAAGGGGATGCTCATTTATATACCGGTCGCGGATTCGCTTCCAAGTCCTGTTGTAGCGTTTCTTCACGACCGGGTCACGCTGGTACTTTTCATATTGTCTGTCGGTCAGCTTTTGATGTTCTTCGCAAAACCTGTCGTGTGTCAGCTTCGGACAGCCAGGGTAAGAACACGGCCGTTTGGGTTTAAACGGCATTAAACTTCACCTCGTTAAAGGCATACAAAAAGCCCCCGCAGTGTCCCGCGAAGGCTTAATGATTTCAGCAACTTTATATTTTAATTATGAAACAGACTCATCATCCCTTTTTATCACATTTACTCTCATCTTTTTGGGTTACTCTATTCAAAGCCTTTTTATGCAATCTAAAAACGTGCTGCAGGCTATATCCCATTTCAACAGCTATTTGCTCCCAACTCTTAAAGCCCAGGTATCTAAGTTCAAGCAAAGTTTGGTACACTGGGTTTTCAATTTTTTTGATAATGGTTACGATCTCCCGCTTCAAATCCACCAGGTCATCAATGTCCTGGTTGATTTCATTTTCCAGATCAACGATCTTTACGATGATGTCTTCCATGGAATGAATATTATTGCTGGGGTTACGGGGCATGTCCGACAGCGTTGCAGTAGCTTTCCTGGCTAAGTCCCTGAGTGACGCCACCAGTTCCAGCTTACTGTTTATGCGCTGGTCAATTCGATAAGCCCGGGATAAATATTCTTTAACTGTCATAGCCATCATCACCTTCCAGCCAGGGCAAATTGCCGCGGTAATAGGCAGCTGCAATATGCTGTTGGTACGCTTTGTCCAAGCTAGCCAATCTGGCATTGGCTTTTCTGCGTGACTCAGCTGCCTGCTCCGGGGTTTTATAAAACGAACAACTGCTGCCGGGGCACTTAACAATGGTTAGCACCTTGCAACGATTATTTTCGCTTAAAGCAAAACACCTGTTACTCATAAAGACTAACACCTCCAATCCTGGCTTTTACCGCGTCAATTAGAGCGGTCTGGGTCTTGTCTTTTCTTTCCAGGGCGCGTATCACATCTTCATCAATGGTGCCCTTGGTAATGATGTGGTGGATAACCACCGTATCCTTTTGGCCTTGCCGCCACAACCTGGCATTGGTCTGCTGATAGAGTTCAAGGCTCCAGGTGAGACCGAACCACACCAGAGTGGAACCGCCCGCCTGCAAATTCAATCCGTGTCCGGCCGATGCCGGATGAATCACGGCCAGCGGTACTTCTCCGTCATTCCAGCGCCTGATGGAAGCAGCGCTGTCCAGTTTTTCAGCGGGGAAACGATTAAGTATTCGCTCAAGATCGTGCTTGAACCAGTAAGCCACCAGAACTGGCTTGCCGTTGGCGGCTTCGATAATATCCTCTAATGCATCCAGCTTGCGGTCATGAATCTTGGCTACTGAGCCATCATCGGCATAGACTGCACCGTTGGCCATCTGTAGAAGCTTGTTTGACAGACTGGCGGCATTTAAAGCGTCAATTTCCTTTCCTTCCAGTGAAAGCACCAGATCCCGCTTCATGGTGTCATAGATTTTTTGCTCTTCTTCCGACAGCCAGACGGGGATCTCGTTCATCACCAGTTCCGGCAACTTTATATAATCAGTGTTTTTCATGCTGATGGTAATGTCGGAAATCAGTTTATAGATGGCTTCCTCAGCACCGGGCCGTGCCTTGTATGAAAACACCATCTGCTGGTTACGCTTGTCCGGCATAAAATAATTATTACGGAAGTAGGTGATGTACCGGCCAAGACGTTGTCCCATATCAAGAATGCCTATTTCAGCCCACAGGTCCATCAATCCATTGGCTGAAGGTGTTCCTGTAAGGCCGACTATCCTCCTAACACCGGGCCGAACCTTGCGCAGGGCCTTGAACCGTTTAGAGCCGTTATCCTTGAAAGAACTTAACTCATCGATTACCACCATATCGAAGTCGAAGGGAAGACCGCTCTTGTTAACCAACCAGTTCACGTTCTCCCGGTTGATGATGTAGACTTGAGCTCTTTTCTTAAGTGCCACTTTCCGCTGTGCTTCACTTCCAATAGCTACCGAGCAGGTAAGTCCCTTAAGATGATCCCATTTTTCAATTTCCGCTGGCCATGTATCCCGTGCCACCCTAAGCGGGGCAATGACCAGAACCTTGCGGATCTCGAAACTGTCCAAAGTAAGGTCGAAAATGGCTGTCAGCGTAATGACGCTTTTGCCCAGGCCCATTTCAAGCAGAATAGCCGCGATCGGATGCTCAAGGATGAATCTTGTGGCATAATCCTGGTATTCATGAGGATTGTATCTCATTCAGCATCCCTCCAATCTGCTCCTCACCGTCAATGACGTACACCGAAAACCCTAACGCTTCCAGTTGTCTTTTTCGTCTTACCTGCATAGGTCGTAATTTACACCCCATCGATTTAATTTCTGCAAAGGCCATCCGTCCATAGGGCAATAATATTAAGCGGTCAGGCACTCCATCGAACCCTGGTGACACAAACTTCAGCGCTAAACCATCCATGCCGCGTACTGCCTTGACCAGTTTTTGTTCTATCTGTTTTTCTCGCATAGGACTAACCATAGCATTTTTATTCCTTTCATCTTGTTGCTACTTAACTGATTTGCTGGAACGGAACACACCTTGGAACAACAACCGGGAACAGCTTTGAACCCTGAATTTACAAGGCATTCCGCTTAATTGTGTTCCAGCCGTACCGAAAAATCCCTTATAGACCCTTACGCGTGTATGTAGTTCCATATAGGTATAGGAAGTAATAATACAAATAACTCATATATAATTCTTGGAACACTTGGAACAGAACCTTGCAAGTACCCTATTTTTCTAGGCTAACGCCTGTTCCCGCTGTTCAGTTTTCCTGGAACAAACCCGGAACGCCTGGAACACCTCTGACTTAATTCCGCTTTCTAATCCATACATTTTGCGGGCCGTAGCCGATGATCCGGATCTTTTTATCCCCGCGTCGCCAGTCGGTCATCTTCTGCATGATGGCGGTAATTTCATAGCTATCGCGGGTTCTAATGTCCTCGCGGTTCTTGTTCAGGCACTCGCACCAGATCTCAATATTGCTAACAATATCGCGCCGTTTAACACCTGGCGGCCTGGTTGGGTCATTCTGATCCCGGAAATAGTCACGCCTGCGATACACATCAAGCGTATCCCAGTTCTCCGGCAGGAGCATATCGAGATACTCGCGCACCAAGCCTTCACGTTCATCGGATTCCATGGCATCTGCCTGCTCGCTGACCGCCGCTTCCGCATCGGCTCCCTCAAGGTAGAGCTTCTCACCGTTGTTCCATATCAGCTTGGCTTCAGCCCAGATCTGAAGAACATCCTCATCTGTGATATCCCAACCACGCCGGGCATTTTTGCCACTGACACGGACTGGCCAGAAGCGGCGGTTGCCAGTCACATCACGCAGAAACCCTGCACTTTCACTGTTGGTACTGCCCACGATAATACATTGCCGGGGATGACTTTCTGTTGTATGTCCATAGCTGGCACGGTAGTTATCGTCGCGACGGGATAAAAATGCTTTTACGTTGTTGACATCGGTTTTTCTGATACCAGCAAGTTCTGGGATTTCAATGATCCAGAACCCTTGAATCTTTTCAGGAGCGTCTTTGCCTTTGCCCATGTCGGCAAAGGTCAGGCTGTCGGAAAACCACTCTCCGGCCAGCTTGCCAAAGAACGTGGATTTTCCAAGTCCAGTCGCCCCATTAATGACCAGCATGTAGTCAAACTTAATCCCCGGCTGATAAATGCGGGCGACCGCCGCCGCAAAAGTCTTTCTAGTAACAGCCCTGGTGTACGGGGTATCTTCTGCACCAAAGTAATCAATCAGAAGCGTTTCGACTCTTTTAACACCGTCCCAGGCAGGAAGTGTGTTAAGATACTCACGTATCGGATGGAATTGTCTGGCAGCAGCTGCCGCCATAACTGCGTTATTCGTCTTAGTCGGTGAGTAGATGCCATAATGATTTTGCAGATATTCATAAAGTTTAGCCGCGTCTGTTTCGCTCCAGCCAGGTTTGAACCTTTGCCAAGGTATTTCCCCGCGAACATCCACACCGTCCCGCAGTTGGTTAAAAACGATACCGCTCAAATTAGGGTCATTGTTTAATATCAGAAGATAGTTTCCGAAACTGTCTTTAACAGCGCCGGTCTTTTCAAGTTCCAAGGCCTTCTGCCATTCCGTATCCCTAAACTCCTTCTCCGCCTGGGCTTTGCGTTCTTCAGCCAATTGCTCCTTGACCCGTTCATCCTTTATGGCTTGTTCCGTCATGGCCCTAAAGGAGGGTAGCTTGCCCGGAGGGGTATCCATAGCGGTCTTGTCGTCGAGGTCGCGGAAGCGGTGTATTCGCACCAAATCAAAGGCATTCAGCAGCCTGCCGCAGGCCGGATCGGTAGCGTGATGGCTGTAGGCGAATTTGCCATCGTATATTACCAGTCCCGCTGAAGAATCAGCAGGGATATAGTCGTAACGCCCATTCATGGCACTGGGTTCATAGACATCGGATAGAAAAGTGGCAATTGCGTCTTCAATGGAATAAGCCCGGCAGAACGCACCGACTGCGCCTTCCTTAGTAAGGGGATCTGCCTGCTGGGTAATCTGGCTACGAACCACTTCTGACTGACGCGAGGATACCGGCCACATGGAAGTATCCCGCCAGTCAGCGTATTTTCCGAGATATGCATCGGGGTTGAGCAGTTCGCCTTCTTTTTCTTGGAACACAAACTCCCCATCGGATGGCGTAGACGGCCAATACATAAGCCGCGAGGGTTCATAAGTTGTATCGTCAAATAAGTCGATACCGATTTCCTTAGCTACCATGCGAGCAAGAGCAGGGTACTCGTCCTCGCTGACCTCGCGGGACAAAGGGATAACAAGCCGCAAGCGCGGTGCATCCGGGGTATGTTTGTGAGTAGAGTAAACACAGCACTTGAAATCGTGGAGCATATTAATTTCATCCCAAATTCCTGGCCTGGCGTAGTCCATATCCAAGGTGAGCAGGGAGCGGCAGAGGACATAACCGTTCCTGCGTTTACCTTCACGTAGAGCGCCGCCCACGAAGCCGCCCACATCTTTGATGGAATCCTGCTGCGCACGGCTCATCTTACGGAATTCCGATACCGTTTCGGTGGTGCGGATCGTCGTGCTAACCCGGGTGAGAAAATTTTCCCATGAGATGTCCCTGTTTTTCCATTTCTTATCCATGCGGCTGTTGCCGACCGCTATCTTCACGTTACCTGCACCTCCTCACACTTCTCGGTAAAGTGCCGAATGGGTATGCCCTGCTTTTTTGCTTTGCTGAATTCCTGAGCCATACCATCTGATACCCGGTGCCCGAACACCCATAGCTCATCGCATTTGCTAAGTAGAACCAGGGCAAAATATAGTCCGAGTTCGCGCTCTTTTTGGTCACTATCATCCATAAACTGTGGGTAGTGAAGATGAGGGGCGAGGGGGATATATCCCTTGCTAACGGCAAACCGACAATAGCCCAGCACACGGATGATGTTGTGTTTCGTGTCACCGGCAAATGGAGAGCATATGTAAACCAGCGGACGGTGCCTTATTTCCTTTTGCGCCGCACAGTCCAAAGAAAGAGTGGCTATATGTTCCGGGCAGCCCTCGCTGTTATGCTCGTCCATCCCTATCCACCCCTCCCCCGAGGAAGTAGTTGACAAAATACTGCTGCCCTTTGCCAGTAACTTTGGTGGTTTTACTGATGGTGACATGACCATCCGAATGGGTAATGGCGGTTTCTTTAACTTTGAAAAGACCAAGTTCCATGGCCTTCTGAGTTGGCGCGTTGTAGTCGGTGCCTTTGCGCTTGATAAGGAAACCGTCCTGGCGTAGCCTTTCAAACAGGCGGTTTTGCCCGATTTCAATACCGTTGCCTTTGAGAATTTTAGCCAGTTCGCCGATTAAAATGGTTCCGTCCGATGCTGATACAGCATCGGCAAATACCACTTTCGGCTTATCCTGAGCAGCCTGCAGCTGAAGCTGAGCTTTTTCCTGGCGTTCTTCTTTCAGGGCGGTCAGCAGCTTGATCCAAGAGTCGGGATCATTCATGATTTCTTCTATTTTGGATGTCGTGATGTAGGCTCCGTGTCTCCTTATCTGAGGAAGCACCTCATGAGTAACCCAGCGTTTAAACTTCTTGGCTTCGGGCTTGTCAGAGCGCAGGATAACATTGTAAAGCCCGCTCTCATTAACGATGTTGGTTTGCTGCCGCCTGCCCATGCTGTCGGTGACGTAAGCCAGACTTACATCATCCTCATCAAGCCGGTCGGCAATCATGCGAGCATTGCTGAGTCCCAGCACTCCGCACACATCCTTTAGTACCCACCATGTTTCGCCGTTCCTCTGGATGGTTCTGATCTCTTTTCCCTCGTAGGAGAATACCTGTAGTTCGTTCATATGGATTCGTCCTTTCCAAAGGCTTAGATTTTGTTTGTGGCCTTCGCTATATCGCCACCACAAGGAGCGGAATCGGATGGTCCATTAACTTTTTTCTAATCTTTTTTATAGAACTGGCACTCAAAGCCATCGGCGCGAAGCAAAAGCCCCTTTGCCCAAGTTGGGGACTCACTCATGACGGTGCAGATATCATCAACCGATGCCCGAGCCGGGGCTTCGATCACAACCTCGTCATGAACATGCATCACTATGTTGTAGCCCAAGGCATCCAAACGGCGCATGGCATAACAAAGGATATCCCTGGATGCTGCCTGTACAATGTTCTCAACAAACTTAGGCCCGTAGCTTTCGATGCGTTCCCATTTCTTGTTTGTCCCAATACCCTCATATGTCACCGATTCGCCGCCGAAGCGGTTTAGCTCTATTCTGGGCTTTACATAGCAAAGCTTCCTGCCGGATGGCAAGGTGATGAATAGCATTCCGCTACGGTACTCAATACGGATTCCGTGTGTTTCCGTAGTGACGCGATCCTTGACCGCCCTTTTCGCAGCCCGGTCAACGTCCCACCAGAACCGGACGATATTGGGATTAGCCTTTCGCCAGGAGGTTACCAGCGGATGAAGTTCATCCTCAGTAAGCCCCATATCAAGAGCACCCATAGCGGTTAAAGCACCGACTGACCCGCCGTAGCCAAGCGCCAATTCGGCTATTTTCCCTTTCTGGCGCAGCGGGCTGCCTTTGGTGACCTCTTCAATGGGGACATGGCAAAATATTATCACGGAAGGGAAAAGATGTTCCCTGATTTTTAACCCGCCGGCAGGCTGGTATTGTTGGCATTCTCTGGACTTGGCAAAGAAAATTTCCTATCAAATTAATAAAAAGGGGTGTTGGTAATGGCTCATGTTTTACCGGAATTACCTTATGGCTATGATGCGTTGGAACCGTTTTATGATGAGCAAACCGTACGGCTGCATCATGACATGCATCATAAAGCCTATGTCGACGGTCTCAACAGCGCGGAAGCAAAGCTGACCGAAGCCATGGAAAAGGGCGACTTCACTCTGATCAAACATATCGAAAGGGAACTGGCGTTCCAAGGAGCAGGGCACATCCTGCACACCATTTTCTGGGAGAATATGAAGCCGGACGGTGGAGGTCCGGCCAATGGGGCAATAGCTGATCTAATAAACCGTGATTTCGCGTCTTTTGATAATTTTAAGAAATTGTTCACCGCTTCCGCTGTGGCGGTGGAAGGCTCGGGCTGGGCTATACTGGCCTGCAATCCAGTCTTCGAAAAACTGGTAGTATTGCAAGCCGAAAAACACCAGGACTTAACCCAATGGGGGGCAGTGCCCCTGCTGATTGTGGATGTTTGGGAGCATGCTTATTACCTGAAGTACCAGAACAAACGCGCAGCCTGGATCGAGGCCTGGTGGAACCTGGTTAACTGGGATGATGTCAATCGGCGGGTAGCCTTAATGCAGAAATAATTTGGCTGCATCCACAATGTAATTCCCCTGATACAATCTAGCCCTGGATTACCAGCTTGCATTATCTATGAGTCTGGTTCTGGAAAGTATATATAAATGTTCTTTCAGAAACCAGGATACACCCCATGACGGGGTGTATCCTGGCTTTGAACATGAATCCTTAGGGAGAGGAATCATCAAATTTATTAATATTGATTTTAAGTAAAAAAACCAATACTTTTTTGAAGTTAACCCGGACCGGGTGCTTCACAAAAATATTGGTTCTTTGGAGCCTCTCTAACGAGGTTCTCCACAATCCACCTTTTTATTTTTAAACAACAAACATCTGAATGAAATTATAGATATTAATCGATTTTTTGTCAATAAATATTTTTTTCCAGTCCCTGTCAAGATTAAGTGGGTAAACTCCCGCATAGTTTTTTACCAACCTCAAGCAATTAGATAACTGGCTGAGGTTAATGGCCGCAGAACGTATTTGA